CTTTATGGTGATAAAAGATTCTATTGTACTTCGAATACGGGCGGAACGCTCGGCTCGACGGCGGTAACTTATGTACAGGATACTGCAGGTACTTTATCCCCTACCAATTTTGTAACTGAAGAAACTCCGAGCGGTTCGATTAACGGTTCTAATGTTACTTTCACTTTGGCAAATACTCCGACAAGCGGAACGCTTAAGCTATTCTTGAATGGTGTTCGCCAAAAGAGCGGAGCGGGTAATGATTATACAATTACAACGAATACAATTACAATGACTACAGCGCCTGTTTCAGGTGATGTCTTGATTGCTGATTATATGAAGTAAATAGATGCCAATAACCAAACTTAAAAACGGTCAATTACCTGATACGCTCAGTAGTAAAACCGTAGATAATACCAATGACATAAATACCACTACGACTCGCTTGAAAATAACAGGCGGGTCTAATGGTCAAGTTTTGTCTACTGATGGCAGTGGTAATATCTCTTGGACTACGGCGGGTGGATTAGGCGCGCCTACATTTGTGAAAACAAAAACAGCTGATGAAACAGTTACAAGTTCTACGACATTGCAGGACGATGACCATTTGTTTCAGTCTTTAACAAGCGGTAAATCCTACTATTGGGAATTGGTTTTGCTTGTAAGCAGAAGTAATACGACAAATGCTCCCGTATTAAAAATTGCAATTGATGCAAGTAGCACTGGTTATTGGGCTCCCTTCGGTACTTTCTTTGCGAGTAATTTAACAGACGCTACAACCGTGAATACAAATGCCACCGTATCAACTAATGTAGGCATACCGACAAGAATTACAATAAATGGTACGAATAAACCAAGCTCGACCACGACCTTGCAAGTGAAATGGGCACAAAATGCAAGCGTTGCTACAGGCTTGATTTTATACGCGGGTTCACGACTTACCATTTGGGAGGTTGCATGACCATAGAACACTACAAAACTACTGAAGCCATAAACGAAGACGGCGTGCCTGTCTTGCTTTGGAAATTCATAGATGAGGCGGGCAATCTTTGGAATACAGAAACTGCAATCGACGGTACTGAAGAAGAGGCGGCAATTATCATTTTAGGTAGCATGCAGTGAGTGAATACAGACCGCGCTTAAACCATGAAGAATATACGGCGGTGCTTAACTATCGGATAGGTAAAGGCTTTGAGCCTAGCCCTGAAGAAGCGAAGCCGGATGCCGTGCCCGATTGGCTGAATACTTTCGAAGACGGTCGCGAAGAGGTTTTACCTGCTTTGCGTATTCAAGGTAAGACGGCGGTCTTTTCTGATATTCACTTAGGTATCCATGACAAGGCGGCGCTTATAGCAGCGATTCAATATGCAAAGCAAGATAGAGTCGAGAATATCGTACTTAATGGCGATATCTTAGACTCGGCTCAAATCTCAAGGCATCCTAAGCATGCTGATACGCCAAAGTTTTTAAATGAGATCGAGCTTGCAAAGCAATTTCTTGAAGGCTTGAGATCAGAATTTAAAGATCAGAATATCTACTTTAAAATTGGCAATCATGAAGACCGATTAGAGCGCTACTTAATGCAGAATGCAGACGCTCTTGCTGGCTTGATTGACTTTAGAAGACTTCTTAAGCTTGATGATCTTGGAATACGATTTGTCGAGTCTACGCAATTTATGAGAATAGAGAATACATACATAGTCCACGGTCATGAGATGAAAGTATCAGGCGGTGTAAATCCCGCCCGCGCTTTGATCCTCAAAGCGGCGGCTAATGTCGTGATGGGACATGTCCATAAGACTTCATTCAGTTCAGTAAGAAGCTTAGATGGTAAATTCTACAAAGCTTATACAACGGGATGCCTCTGTAAATTAAAGCAATCGTATATGCCTCACTCGAATAGTAACCACGGTTTTGCAATTGTACAAGAGAACGGCATTGTAGATAACTTATGGATTGAGAACGGAGTAGTACAATGAGATTTAGCGAGATATTAAATGCGGTGGTAATTCTTGCAGTCTTGCTGATTATAGGCTTTGTTTCGGGGCTTCACATAGGCAAGACAAGCCAAAAAAGACTAACTGATACAATTACTCAAGTTCAGCTTATTGAACGCCCTGTAACGATTAGAGACTCAGTACATACGAAGTCGGTAATGATACGCAATCGTGATACAGTGTACTTCATTGATAAGCCCGTAGAAATTCCTTGCGGTGATACTGCATTTATCGCTCAAAGCGACTCGGTAATTACTGCGACTCAAGATACAATCAATATGGCTTTTGCCTATGCAAATCGCAAAGGACATTTTTCACTTGTTTACCGCCCGCGCCCTGACTCAATTAAGGTAATTACGCTTCCGACTGAAGTAGTGACCGAGAATAACTGGAGCTGGGTAGTTGGTGCTCTTGGTATTGGATTAGGTCTTGGAGTTTATTATGGCAGGCGCTGATAATCTTAAAGGACATAGCTTCAGAGATAAGCCCGAGCGTATCAATCGGAATGGTAGGCCGAAGGGTAGCATAGTGTATGTAAAAGACCTTGCAAAGATGGCTGCTGAAGAGCTTGCAAAACCTGGTAAGACTAAAGAAACTGTAGCAGGTGATATCATCGATATGCTGATTCATAAAAAGATCTTGCTGAAAGAAGATATTACAGCCATGAAGTTACTAATGGAGTTACTGACTCACTTGAATAATCAAGTAGCAGAGAAAGGCAAAATGATAATAGAGTGGGGTTCACAAAATGGACACAGTGATCAGGATAAAACCGCATGACAAACAGCTTGAGATACTTCGGAATAGGAAGCGCTTTAATGTTGTGCGGTGCGGTCGTCGCTTTGGTAAGTCTTATTTGGCTTTTGCTTTGGCCCTTGAGAAAATGCTGGAAGTTGATGGGTCGTATGTTCTCTATACAGCGCCCTCATATACCGAGCTCTCAGGACGAGAAACCGAGGCACAAAATTTCTTTGCACCGCTTGGCGCAACTTACAAACAAGGCCAGATTAAACTAGGCCGTAGTACATTGGTTTTGCAGGGTATTTACCGCGCGGATGGACTCCGAGGTAATAAGTTTCATAGAGTGATTTGCGATGAGTGGGCACACTGCCCAAATGCTGAAGATGATTGGAACTTTGTACTTAGTCCGATGCTAGCAGATTATGAAGGAGATGCGTATTTCTTCTCAACGCCAAAAGGTAAGAATCACTTTTGGCAATTAGATCAGCTAAGCGAAACGATGCAAGATTGGCAGTCGTTTCACTATTCGACATACGACGGCGGGCAAATCAAGATAAGCGAAGTTGATAGACAAAAAGAGTTATTACCGAGCTTAGTTTTCGCTCAAGAGTTTCTTGCAGAATATGTCGATAGATCAGCGGCTAAGATCAAGCGCGAATGGCTACGCACGACAAACGGCCAAGAATGCACGGCGTATTACATCGGAGTGGATTTGGCAATTAGTCAAAAAGAGACTGCAGACTATACGGCAATCGTTGTAATAGGCACGACAAAAGATGGTGATGTTGTAGTAGTTGAAGCCGATCACTTTAGAGCGCAATTCCAAGAGATAGGACGCAAGATCATGTCAGCCGAGCAAAGATGGAATGCAAGAGTCGTAGCAGTCGAATCAAATCAAGCTCAAGCTTGGATGGTTCAAGAGCTGAAACGAAATACTAAGATGAATGTCGTAGGTGTGAGAGCGGATCGAGACAAGGTTATTCGCTTTCAGCCTGTAGAGGCAAGATATGAGCAAGGGCTTGTTTATCATGTCCCTCATATCAATCCAGAATTTACCGAGGAGCTGCTATCGTTTACAGGCACTCCGCAAGACAAGCATGATGATTTTATTGACGCGTTGGGCTATGCCTTCAACGCTATTCGCAAAACACCCCAGATATATGTATGAGTCTACTTGACCAACTTAGAGATAGAATCGCGAGCGCAGTTGCACCGCGAAGAAACGACAGACCGTATATTCGGTCGGGTGGTACTCGCAATATCGGTGCGACTCAAGTCGGTAATGAGTTAAGCGCCTCACTTCGAGGTACTGTCTTTGCTTGCCTTCAGCATAGAGCAAATGCTTTGAGCGGTATCAAGTTCGATGCATATAAAGAGCAGAACTGGGAAAAAGAAGAGCTTAGTCGCGGTCATTGGACTAACGAATTACTTAGTAATCCGAATCCGTATTTTACACGCTCTCAAGTTTTCGGATATATTGAAAATTGGTTATCTATTAATGGCAATGCGTTTATATGGACTCCGACAAACGGCTACCGAGTACCGCTTCAAATGTGGGTATTAAATCCGACAAGAATGCGAGTTATTAAAGGCGAGAATAACTTCATAGATGGGTATGTCTATCAGTCAGCGCAAGAAGGCAATATAGCTATACCGGAAAAAGAAGTTATTCACCTTGCGAAGTTGCATCCCGCCTCGCGTCCAGAAGAAATTATCGGTATGAATATCTTCGGTGTTGGTCTTGTATCAGCTGCTTTGGAATATGCGAATATAGACCGCGAGGTTAGTGCTTATTTAGCTCGGTTGTTTGCCAACAATACCGTTCCCCCGCTTATTGCAAAGTTCCCTGAAAGATTCGATCAAGACGAATGGCAAAAGCTTAAGTCTGCATGGAATGAAGAATTACCAGACTACAAGCTTCGCGCTTTGCTTGGTGGTGGTATGCAATTAGAATTACCGCCGAAAGGCGAGCTTGCAGTTGGTTACGACGCTGTAAGCAAAGACGTAAGATCTCAAATCTCTCAAGTCTTTGGCGTGCCTCCCGGTATGCTTGATGGGTCATTCCAAAACCGAGCGACTGCAGAGGTTCAGTTTGCAATCTTTAGACAAAACACAATAGACCCCGAAGCTTTGTACATTGCCGAAGAGTTTACACGCCATTTCCGTAGATGGGAAGAGGATGTACTCATCCAAGCGCAGCCGTATGAATATGCAGATCCCGACGCTGATATGAGGCAAGAAGAGTTCGAGCTTAAGTGGGGAATCAAGACAATTAACGATGCAAGAGGCGAGCGCGGATACGATCCGATTCCTGAAGGCAATACGCCGCTTATTGCTAATGGTTTTGTCCCGCTTAACATGGCCGTTAACCCCGCTCCCGTGCCCGTAGCGGCTCGAAAACTCTTAACAAGGGCAAATCCTAAGCTACCTATCGTTACAGCCGATGCAAAGGACCTCTTTTGGAGAAACTTCGACGGGATAACTGAAGCGAATGCAGGTAGCCTCGAGAATGTAATTGAGATGATCATAGCTCAAATCAAAGAGCAAGTCTTTCAGCTTGCAGATGACGGCGTGTTGACTCTTGCAACTGTAGATGTTTCACCCGAAGACCTTGCGGAATACGATGCAATCATAGCAGAGGCCGCAAATCAAGTAGCTACCGAACTCTATGCGACTCTTGCAATCGAGGGCGCCGTGCCTCCGACTGCAGAGGTTATTGCTTTGGTCGAAGAGTCAAGCGCTCAAATCCGAGATTCTATCGGAGTTATCAAGCAAGAAGTACAAGCAACTCTCACTGCAAACGCCGGTAAGGATAAAGAAGAGCTTTTCAAGATCCTGAATACCAAATTCGACTCTTTGCAAACAAGCAGAGCGCGTGCAATCGCAAATACGACCGCCGCAAATGTTACAAGCGGAATGCAATACGCCGTGTACAAAGATGAAGGCTTCAAAATGGTATGGCTAACTCAACGCGATAACCGCGTAAGACCAGCTCATGCTGCTATGGAAGGCTCGACTCAAGGAGCGGACGGATACTTTACCGTAGTGACCGAAGTTCGCGATAAAGAAGGCAATATCATTGAAGTCAAAACCGAGAAAGCAAAGCGCCCTCTCGGGTCAGGTCTTAGCGCTTCAAATGCAGTCAATTGCAGATGCCAATTATTCCCCGTGGAAGCCTAATGAGTTACAAGCCTAACAAAGGAATGCAAGAAGAAGCAGAGCGTGCTATCCGTTGGGTCGAAGAAGGCCGCAAAGGTGGTACTCGCATAGGTAAAATCAGAGCGCGCCAAATAGCACGCGGCGAGAATCTTAGCGAGGATACTGTAAAGCGTATGTATTCTTTTTTCTCAAGGCAAGAAGGCGTAAAAGATGCTGAAGGCTTCGAGCCTGGTGAGGATGGATATCCCTCACCTGGTAGAGTCGCATGGGGTCTTTGGGGTGGTGACCCTGGTTATAGTTGGTCAAAGAACATAGTAGAGCAATTAAAAAATAGAGGTTTTAATATGAATTTAATAACACGCGAGCTGAACCTACAAGTTAGGGACGACTATGAAAAGGAAAAGGAATACGAAGAGAAAGAGAATGATCTCTATACTTTCGTAGTATCGACTCCTGAAGTTGACCGGTATGGTACTATCATAGTTCCAAGTGGAATAGACTATACAGCATATCTAAATAATCCCATAGTCTTAGCTCAACATGACTCGGATCAGTGGCCTATCGGTCGCTGCTTAGGCTTTGCAATGAATGGCGAAAACCTAGAAGCTACAATTCAAATCGAGTGTATTACTGAAGAAGGCAAGAAGCTTAACAAGCTTATCAATGCCGGATATGTAAA